ATCTCAAATTAATACTGATAACGTAACTGAAGGATCAACAAATCTATTCACTACTGCTGCAAGAACAAGAACACACTTCACATATGGTACAGGTATTGAACTAAGTGCAGGTGGTGCACTCTCTGTAACTCAAGGAGATATTAATACTGATAACATTGTAGAAGGTTCAAGCAAACTATTCTTTACTAATACTAGGGCAGACGCAAGAGTTGCTGCTGCAACAGGTGCAAACTTAGATCTATCCAGTAAATCTACAACAAATCTATCTGAAGGAACTAATCTATACTATACAGAGGCAAGAGTTCAAGACAAACTTGACAATGCTTTTGAACAACTAAGAGCAATGTTAAACAACCTTGCTACATCAACTACACTTACACTAGGACTTAGTGGAGATCCAACACCAGGTGCAGTTGTTACAACAGGAGTTAGTGTTGGTGGTGGCGGGGGATTCACAGGAGCAACTGCTGTTGCTACCTCTGGAGGAACTGGATCTGGATTGACTGTTAATACTACAGTTGATTCTGATGGAAATATTACTGCTGCAGCAGTAAATGCAGGTGGTTCTGACTATCTGATTACCGACACTGTTACAATCACTAACGCTAATGCAGGTAAAGTATTATCACTTAACTTGGCAACATTGGCAGGTGGATCAAACTATGTTACAGGAACTGCTCTAGCAACGACTGGAGGTTCTGGATCTGCAAGTTTGGTGGTAAATATTACTGCATCTGCAGGTGCGATCACTAACGTTGTTATCAACGATGGTGGTACTGGTTATGTTGCAGGTGAAACAATCACTATCGTTCAAGCAACTGGTGCTGACGGATCAAATCCAGGATCAGGTGGTACAGTGAACGTTGCTACAGTTGCAACTAATGCAACTCTAACTCTTACTGACATCACAACGATGGAAGTTGGAGCAACAGTTACTGGTGCTACTTCTGGTACTACAGGTGTTGTTACTGCTCTGGGAACTAACCAGATCACTGTTGATAATGTTAACGGATTCTTCAAGAAAGGAGAAGTCGTTAGTGCTAATGATGTTACTACTTTGACAATCTCCTCATTCAGTTAATAAGTTATGTCTGCTACTAGACCCGCAAGTAAAACAGAACTAAAGAACTACGCTCTTCGTAGACTAGGATATCCTACGATTGATATCAACGTTGCGACTGAACAACTTGATGATTTGGTAGAAGAAGCTATTGACTTTTATCAGGAATACCACTACAATGGTAGTTACAAAACCTTTATGAAAATAGAGGTAACTGATGCAATTAAGACTGCAGCACAAGGAACTTCGCAATCAGGTTCTACAGCGTGGTATGAGTTAGACAACTATGTTGATCTACCACCAGGAACTCTAGGAGTGAACCATGTATATTCTCAGATCGGTGCTTCTAGTATCGTACCTGGAAATATTTTCAATATTAAGTATCAAATCTTTTTGAATGATATCTATGCTATGACGCATGGACACATTCTACACTACTTCCTAACTTCACAGTATCTTGAAACTCTCGATTGGGTTACTAACTCACAAAGAGATCGTAGAGTAAGATTCAATGAACATCAAGGTAGATTATATCTTGATATGGACTGGGGAGATTTGACAGCAGGGGACTTCTTATTAGTTGAAATGTCACTCAGACAAAATCCTGAGACATATACTAATATGTACAACGACAACTGGTTGAAGGATTATGTTGAAGCATTATTCCAACAACAGTGGGGAAGAAACCTAAGTAAGTATGATGGCATTCAAATGCTTGGTGGTGTCACCTTAAATGGTAGACAAATCTTAGAAGATGCTAGTCAGTTCAAGAAAGATCTCGAAGAACAGATTAGAACAACATACGAACTTCCACCCTTAGACTTGATAGGATAACATGGCAATTTCTAACACACCTGCTCAAGATTACGTCCAGTCTGACTATTCTAATAGTGCTCGTTTTAGAGCAATAGGATCAGCACAAGAACAAAAAACCATTGAAAACCTTATCGTAGAAACCATTGAAATTTACGGGCAAGATATTTACTACGTTCCAAGAACGATTGTCAACAAAGATACGGTCTTTGGAGAAGACTCGGATACAAAATTTGAGAGCGCGAAAGCTATCCGAGCATATGTCAATAATGTTGAAGGATGGGAAGGACAAGGTGAGTTACTTAGCAAATTTGGAGTCCGTATCGAAGACAAGACAACTTTTATATTCTCCCGTGACAAATTTAAAGAACATGTGGACGACTCTACGGTCCTCAATGTCGAAGGAAGACCAAACGAAGGGGACTTAATATGGTTTCCAACAACTAAACACTTATTCCAAATCATGTTTGTAGAGGCAGAGAAACCCTTCTACCAACTAGGAAAAGGATATGTATGGGAATGTCAGTGTGAACTATTCGAGTACAGCGACGAGGAGATCGATACTGGTATTACAGATCTAGATAACATTGAGACTGCATTTGCAAATGCGATTACAGTTGGTCTTGTAGCAGGTGGATCTGGCACATTTACAGCAGGTGAAACTGTAACTGGTGGTACATCTAATGTTACTGCTGAAGTTAAATCGTTTGATGCTGCTACTAGAACTTTGATTGTCATAAATCGTTCTGGCACATTCTCAGTTCCTGAGACTATAACTGGCGGAACATCTAGTGCGTCTTGGACAACTGCTACATATAATACAATCAACAATACTAACTCAGAGTACGATCAGAATAATGACTTTGAGACTGCCGACAATGACATCATCGATTTCACAGAAACCAACCCATTCGGCACGGTTGGATCTGTTACAGATAGTACAATCTAATGTTAGGAAATTATTCATACCACGAAATATTCAGAAAGACCATTGTTGCTTTCGGTACTCTATTCAATAATATTGAACTGAGAAGACAAGATGAGGTTATGAAAGTACCTCTTGCCTATGGTCCTAAAGATAAGTTTTTAGCACGTTTGGATCAGGTGCCTGATCCTACAAACAAACGGGTACAGATTACTTTACCCCGTATAGGATTTGAGATAGCAGGTGTATCTTACGATCCTACTAGAAAGGTAGCACCTACACAAAAAATTAAGATGGCAAACACATCTACAAAGAACAAGTCTTTGTTTATGCCAGTGCCATATAACATTAGTTTTGAGTTAGCAATAATATCAAAGAATCAGGATGATGGTTTACAAATACTAGAACAGATACTACCAGTATTTCAACCACATTATAATCTATCAATCAAGTTAGTTCCTTCAATGGGAGAAACAAAAGATGTGCCTATTGTACTAACTAACATTGATTATGAAGATAGTTACGAAGGAGATTTTGCAACAAGAAGGGCAATCATATACACACTACAGTTTACTGCAAAGACATTCTTATACGGACCAGTAACAGAATCCAAGATTATCAAGAAAGCAAATGTCGATTACTATACAAGTGTCGATACTGCAAAAGCACCAAGAGAAGTACGCTATCAAGTAACACCTACATCCTTACAGGATAGAGATGGAGTTGTTGTTACAACTCTTTCTTCTGCTACAGATACAAATGATAATCTAATAGCAGTTACTAGTGCAGCAGGTATCAATAAGTTTGACAGTATTTACATTGACAATGAACTAATCAGAGTACAAAAAATTTCTGGTAATAATCTTACAGTTCTTAGAGCATATGAAGGAACTGCTGCTGCAGCACACACTAATGGTTCTAGTGTATTCTTAGTCAATCAAGCAGATCACGACTTGGTTGATGCAGATGATGACTTTGGATTTGGTGAAATGACTTCATCATTTACTGATGGTAAGAAGAAGAACTTTGTAAGTGGTAATGATGAGGCAATCTGATGAGCGATCCATTTGGCGGTTTAAATGAAGTATTCGGTACAGAACCATCTGAACTGGAAAAACATGTAGAGAAGGTAAAACCGTCTCTTAAAAAATCAGAAACAGAAGATGTAAGAAATGATTATGAGGTATCTCGTGCTCAACTACATAATCTTGTGATGAAAGGACAGGAGGCAGTAGATGGCATACTTGATGTGGCACGAGCGTCAGATCATCCTCGTGCTTATGAGGTGGCAGGGCAACTCATCAAAAATGTGGGAGATGTAGCAGATAAATTAATTGATCTACAAAAGAAAATGAAAGAGTTGGATGATGAAGGTAAGCAAGGTCCGACTAATGTTACTAATGCAATGTTCGTAGGCAGCACAAGTGATCTACAAAAAATGTTAAAGCAACAAAAGCAGATAAATAAAAAGGACAAGAAATAACACGACACGACAATGCCTGTATTAAAAGTATTAAGTACTAACTCTATTTCTGGATCAGGAACAGAATATCAAGTAGTACAAACAGGATACTATAGAGTGATTGCAACAGCAGCAGCATCTACAGTATCATTTAATGGCGGACCTGCTATCACACTGGTACAAAATGAAGCAGTCCTTCTTAAGTCAGGAGCAAAACCTGGTCAAGCAAAAATTGCAAAAGTAACAAACGCAGACCCTGCAGTATATACATTAGGAAGTAGTCTAGGATTAACAAGAGATACACATCCATTCTCTGCTAATGATTTTATAGCAGTAGAAGATAACAGCACATCACCTGCTATCAACTCTGGTTTCTTATCAGCAGGTACAGTTGGTAAGAAGGTAGCATCTGCCACAGGTAACACTATCACATCTGATATTGATGCTTCTGGTGTTGGTGCAGCATATACTTACGGTCAGTCTGGTAATCAAGCAGTCGTAAAACGTGCTGTAAAAATAACAGCAGGTTCTGGAGCGATCATCGTTGAAGAGGTTCAAGTAGTCGGAGGTTAAGATGGGAGTCGTTAACCAGAAGGCAGAAAAAATCGTAAAGGCAATGAAACGTAAAAAGAAAAGTTTCAATCGTCTTTATGGTGATGATGCTAAAAGCGTTATGTACGCAACAGCAAACAAACTAGCACAAAAAGAGCAAGTCCACAAAGTCATGTACTACAAAGATTTTATCAAATTAGTCGAAGGTAATCCTACCACAAGAATGCTGTCAAAGGCAAAGACAAAGACTACTGGAAACATGTCTGCAGACAGAGGAACTGATGAAAAAGCAAACAGAGCAAAACGTAAGTCTCTTGAAAAAGACTTCAAAAAGAAAGGCATCGGTTACAAGAAAGGTGTTGGTGAATATAAATATTCCTCAGGTGAAGGTACAGGACGTGAGGTGTCATACCAAACGACTCCTGCAAAAGGAATGTCTAAGAGACGTTTCGGCAAAGTCATGCGTCGCCTCGGTAGAAAGCATGGTCAAGAATCAGTGATCACTAAGAAGGCAGGTAAACCTGCTAGACTACATGATACTGAATCTAAGCAAGGTAAAGCAAGTAAGTCTTTCACTCTAGGTAAAGCAAAAGCAGGAAAAAATCCTTCTGGTCAAGGAGAAACCTCTGGCACAAAAGTCAGGAAAGGTAAACTAGGTAAAACTAACAAACCCTCGATGCACTATGGCAAGTAATGAACTTATCGAAAAGAACAAAAGTGGTGATAGTTCTCTGCACGACTGGTTTTCTAAGAGTAAGTCTTCTGATGGGAAGCCTGGTTGGGTTCAACTCGGTGGTAAATACGCAGGGAAACCCTGTGCCAAACAACCTGGACAAACCACCAAACCCAAGTGCGGTTCCAGTAAAATGAAACGCAACCTAAATAAAAAGGAAGAGGATGCTGCGTTCAGACGCAAAAACAGACAAGATCCTAACCCAGATAGAAAAGGAAAGGCAATCAACGTGAAAACAGAATCCACAGAAGTCACCATGATCTCAATAGATGAGAAAGCAGGTACCAAAGATGCTTGTTATCATAAGGTGAAAGCAAGATACTCAGTTTGGCCAAGTGCTTATGCATCAGGTGCACTCGTTAAGTGTAGGAAAGTAGGTGCTAAGAACTGGGGAAACAAATCTAAAAAAGAAGAATTTGAAGGTAAGAAAAGTTTCCAAGACTTTTTAGATGAAGGACAAAAGTGTTGGAAAGGTTATGAGAAAAAGGGAACCAAAAAAATGTTTGGTAAAACCTATAACAACTGCGTAAAAAAAGAGGAGGTAGAGATAGATGAAGGAGCAGCATGGACAAAAAAGTCGGGTAAGTCTGCCTCAGGTGGACTTAACGAAAAAGGAAGAAAAAGTTACGAAAGAGAGAATCCAGGATCTGACCTTAAAGCACCAAGCAAAAAGGTTGGAAATCCCCGAAGGGCATCATTCTGTGCTAGAATGAAAGGTATGAAAAAGAAACTAACATCTAAGAAGACTGCTAGTGATCCTGATTCACGAATCAATAAGTCACTTCGTGCTTGGAATTGCTAATGATAAAGGTTTGTCCTGAGTGTAATGCTACATGGTTAGACGGACAACTTTACTGGTCAACAGGAGATATGGGATGTCCACATGACTTAGCAGGTCTTGTGTGCAATGATCTTGATGGGAAAGATTGTATCAATCCATGTAAAGGATCCACTAGTGGAGCATCATGGAAAAACTGGTTACTAGATGACGGTGATCCCCATCTTGGTATGAACATATAAGTAAATATACTCATAAATAGTATTGAAAGATTTGTTATTACTATGAAAGACTTACCGATTAGATCTTCCATCATTCTCTTTGGAATGGTTGGAATAATGTTAACAGTTTTACCTAGGATTGCATGGGTATGAAGGCATTTAACAGTCTAGTATTGAACTTTACTGTTGCTATATTAGATTATCTTTACAAAGGAAGAGACATACAAAGATTTTGGGTGCTTGAGGAGATTGCTCGTGCACCCTATTTTGCTTTTATGAGTGTGTTACATTATCGTGAAAGTATGGGTCTTAGAGGACCTGAACATACCTATCTAATGAAGGAACATTTTGAACAGACTCTCAATGAAACAGAACATCTTGAAGAAATGGAATCCCGTGGTGGAAACCAGTATTGGATTGATAGAGCGTTTGCCAGACACTTGGTGTTGCTTTATTACTGGATTATGGTCTTCTATTACGCTATAGATCCAGTATCAGCATATGATATCAATGAAAAAATTGAATATCATGCTGCACATACATATGAGAAATACTTGACAGATCATCCTGACGATGCTAAAATAGTAGCGATTCGTGACGATGAACTTCAGCACGCTCAAGAACTTCACGTCGCCATGGAGAAAATCAATGAAATTACGTCCTTCCGAACCAAAACCAACCGAGAATCCAGAGCAACTACTGGCACGTTTTGATAAACGTATCAAACAACTAACTGCTAGACAGGATGAAATAAGAGGTTGGTATGACGAGTATGTAAAACTCGAAAAGGATTTAACAAGACTACAGGGATCTGTAGATGCAGTTACCTATATTGCTACTGGTAAATTGCCAGGAGATGGTAACCATGGAGGAATGAAGGATCATAAACCACACTAAATACTGATGTAATGGAGTTGAAACTATCATGTCCCACTACACAGTTGGTTACCACGATAACCAGAATCATCACTATGAAATATGTGAGTATGCAGACGATGCATACAATGCCATAAAGCAAGCAAGGGAAGACCTAGAAGGTTTTAATAACCCACATGCTGCTGAATACTGTATCAAAGAAGATTAACTATGTTTGCTATTTTAGGTGACGCTGCCAATGCATATAATGCTATTGCATGGAAAGATGCTATCCCATTTATTGCTGTTCTTATTGGACTCTATTGGGTCAAGGTAAAGATAGATTCAAGAGCAGGTCTTGGTAAAAAGAAATCAAGAGAATTAAAAAAGATTATTGTTGATGCAATAGTCGAAGGTCATAGACAAGCACACAATAAGTAAACTGTCACAACCCCTTACATAAGGGGTTTTTTTGTGTTATGATAGTTACATCTAAAGAAAACTGATGCAACTAAGACCACACCAAGAGCAAGCAATTCAATCAATGACAGACAATGACAAAGGACAAGTCATTGTTCCTACTGGTGGTGGTAAGACTATCTGT